CCACTGTATAATTAGGCCGCCGAACAAATCACCAAATTTAACATACCCATTTTGTGCGATATTATACTGTACCCCCGTGGCATTAAAGACCAGCTTCACCAGCTTGGCCATGAGGCTGTCCGACGTAATACTGCTGATCGTACTTGCTAATACATTGCTGGCAAGATGTGCAATCACGCCCTGCCCAAAATCTGTTACCTGGGCATGTTCTGTTTCCGGATGCAAGGTATCATAATCTTTGGCAGTTTTATTGTAACGATGGAAAATTGATTTTAATACGGACATGGTACGTACTCCTTTCAAATATAAAAAAGCAGACCCGCTTAAGTCTGCTACGTTGTAATTTCTATGACGTTTACGTCAGTTCCGGTCGGAGATGTATTGGCAATATAGACGTTTTCCCATGGCACTTCAATCCACACGGACGATCCCGCCGATGCTTGCACGGAGCAAGTCACATCAGACGGGCACCGGATATATTCCAGATCATTCCATGCCGTACTTCCATCGCCGCATTTTACATACTTTGTATCCGTTTCTATCCCAAGTTCGCCATTTAGAAGCACTTTGTTACTTGCCGCCCACTCTGCAGCCGTTCCTGTTGCCGTTTCTAATCGTCCTTTAACTCGAATAATCGACATACCGATACCTCCTACGTAGAGGCGGATCCACCATCAAGTATAAGGACATCTCCGGATGGGACAAATAATTTTGATGTAGATAGACTGGCAGCTGCCATTTTCGCATCGGTGATAGTGCCATCGGCAATTTTGGCCGCTGTGACGGATCCATCGGCAATTTTAGTCGTGGACACCTTGCCAGCACCAATGGTCGGATTCGGGTACGATCCCGTCAAATCTCCGCCGGCTGAACCACTAGGAGGCATACTAGCCGGCATCGGATGTTTATGATCGGCTCTTGCAACAGCGGCACTGGTACCGATAGCCCCGGCATCACCGACTGTTTCCGTTGCCGGCATAACGGTTGCCAAACTGGCATTAAATGCGGAATTCTTTGTTGCAATCTTCGGTTCATATGTACTGGTAGCCGCGTCAGAGGTTATGTATCCTTTGGCCGTAATAGCCTGTTCTGTACGCAAGGGTGTCATGGCTTTCGTATTATCAGTACCCGCCGTTGCTTCCGCTTGACTGGCGATATCCAATGGATTAGAAACGGAAACATAGGCAGTACCACTCCACCGATATTCACAAGCCTTTGCATCTGCTGTCGAACTGATATCAATATAAATTTTCCCGCCCTCACCGGTTATGACCGTGACGTGTGTTGATTCTTTATAAAATTTTCCGCTGTAGTAATAGCCCTCAATAATATCATCCACATAACTTGGCAGTTGGCTGGATGGCACCTGCCCGGAACTGTCCAATGTGGCCACACCGTTAGCCACGCCTTTTTGTGATGTAGGAATCTTATCACTATCAGAAATGGTGATATTTCCCGTACCGTCAAAGGATACGCCGTTAATCGTCCGTGCTGTCGCCAGTTTATCTGCAGTCTTCACAACACCATCCGCACTGCCTTTATAGTCCGATATCTTCATACAACTTGCCAGCGCGCTTTCAATGGATCCTGTAAAATAAGGGAGCGAACTATATGCCGTGACACCATCTCCGAATTTAAGTTTTTTAGTGTCTGTCTCATACGCAAATTCCGCTGCCAGCAGAACCAAATTAGACGTTGCGAAATTAGCTGCTGTATCAGCCCGTGCTGTCAACCTTGCCACTACTGCATTATTAGCCATTTGCATTACCTCCTGAAATATATTCAATAGCGTTAAAATCCCGGCCGACACAATAATATTTCAAACTATCATCGTCCCACCGGTACGTTGCATTTTCCTCTGTTGCGATATAGACAATATCTGGATTGCCGACTTTGGGAAACGAATAAATGTCAGCATATTGAACTTGTCTTACATTTTCAATACGTTTCAGCCATTCTGCTTCCGTGCCGACAAATCCATGATCCACGGCAACCGCATAGGCGCTTTTCCCATCGGCTCCTACATTGCCGGTATCACCTTTGTCCCCCTTATCGCCTTTATCACCCTTGGCAACTGCTCCCAAGCTGGCGTCTACACTACCACCGGAAATAATAGCAACCGATAAAGAAGCAGCTGTTTCTTTCAGATCTCCTTGTAAATCCGACATAGACTCACCTCGTTACATCTGGCATGACATAGTAGTTATACGGTCCAAACGTTTTGACTTGTGCCTTGCCATATACATCCGTATATTGCACTTCAATATCATATACGTAGGTGCCATATGCCAACTTATTAGTATCGTCATGCTCAAACGTGACCATTCCGGCATCCACAGTTTTTTGCAATACAGGAACATCATCATCAAACGTTTTTTTCGCCGTAAACGTTGCCGTATATTTTTCTATCAGGACACCATCCACTGTAGGCGCAAACGCAACAGTTCCCGTATCACCCCGGGTATGATAGATGCAATTATCAATTGTTTTTAACATATACCCTCACCTCAACTGACAATTTCGCACCACAAGCCATTATCGATCATGGATGCTGGCTTATTGGCGGTCGTCGTTACCCGTACTGTATCGGAAACAAGCTGCCGGATATCGGTATGCGCTGCAGTGTCCTTATTATGCGCGCTGATGTCCGTTCCAATCTTAGTACGAATATCTGCATGAGCCACAGTATCTTTATTATGCGTACCTATATCCGTTCCAATTTTAGTACGAATATCTGCATGAGCCACAGTATCTTTATTATGCGTACCTATATCCGTTCCAATTTTAGTACGGATATCTGAATGTGCCCCAATACTCTTATTATGGTCTGCAACGGCAGTTGCCAGTTCATCACTTGCCGCCGTTGCAGATTTTTTTATATCTTCTTTTAGGCGCTCATCATTGCTAAAAAGCTGACTGGCCATTGCATTTTCCAAGTCATACCGCACCGGATCATTTGCCATCCGCTGCGGAAATCCGTCCGTATTATACTCAATAGTATTATCAATTCCGTTTTCTGGCCGTGTTTGATTCCCGATAACGTTAGGGAACAAGCTCAACCACTTACTAAGATAGCTCATTATCCATCACTCCATTCCATATTACTGGACCCATAGGTGTAGGTGCCGTCAAAATTAATATGCCCGTTCCAACTATAGCCGGTGTAAATATTCATTCCCAAATGAGCCGGCTTAGATGTCAAAATTTGCTTTCGCATTTCCTGCATCATACCAGCATCTTTACAAGTCGTATATAAGTTGAAATAATATAGATCATTATGTTCTTCAACGTATCCAGCTCCGTACGTTTGTACAATTTGATTCATCGCATCAACGGTACTGGTACGGGCACCGCGTATTTTTTCCAGTAACTTATTCCGTCTGTACTCATACGTATCATTCGTTCCCGGAGACAGATTATAGACCCGTTCCCAATCATCAAGCCCCCAAGTGGCACTGCTGGCAAATAATTGCTTTGTCATATCAATAATTTCCAGTCTAAGTTTTTCATGCTCCCAGGACAAAGCACCTTGCAACAGTGTAAAGACGGGGTCTTCTGCAAGAAAATCAGGCAAATACCGCTGTACATTAACCGGCGTTGTTCTCAAGAGTTCAAACGTCATGAGATGGTCACCGTCCCAAGAGTGGCAATTTCTTCTGACGTCAATGCAATATTTGCTGTCCCATCATTTATTTTTAAATTTGAGTAATCATTTACTCCGTTATCACTTAATAAAATCGCTCCGATTTTTGCAATAGACACGTAGCCGGTATCTGACGAATTAATAATATTCTTTTCAATGGTAATAAAGTAATTTTTCACATTTTCTTTAAACGTTGATTCATTCAAGGTTCCATCAATAGAAACGGATATATTAATGGCTTTGGGCGCAGCGCTGGCGACGGTAACGGTTGCCCCAATAGGGCGCACCGTTTCAACATAAGCCGCAACGCTTTGAACTAACGTATCGCTTGCTTGTTCATAGTTATAATTGACAATAACAACTTTAACCGTTCCAGGGCCATCCCATAACGGGATCACTTTAGCAGATCCCACGCCTGAAACGCTGGTGGCCCACTCCATATAATGATATTTGTTTCCGGACGTTCCCGGAGTCCGCACATGCGTAAGGTATCGGCTCAACAGACTGCTATCATCTTCCTCATCGTATCCATCATGCATGGCTTCGGCATTGACAACGCCGGTAATGCCGGGTATCGACATGGGAATAACTGTAATTTCCCCGGCTGCCACATTCCCGTCTGCCCCGGCGATGACAGCCTGCACAGCTACGTCCGTGCTGCCGGAAATCGTCACGGTTGCCAGCGTTTTAAATTGTGTACTGGCTGCCGTGGCAAAAATACTCCCCGTAGGAAGCGTTCCACTCCCTTTGACTGTAACCGTTCCCGTTGCACTAACTGCCGATTTTCTAATAATGCCCGCTTCAGCCGCCCGCCTGGTAAGATAATCACCCCAGCTGGTATCCGCAAACGCCGCCTTGTATAATTGCTCCAGCTCCACTTCTGCTTTGGCAAATTCAATACTATTTGAGGAAAATATATCATATTCAAACGTTCCCTCAAATTTGCTGGCAGCCGTCGTACTTTTGATTTGTAATTCTTCTAATATATCAGCTTGTTCTCTGGCACTATACATTGACGTTCACCTCCCCATACACGGTCGTAATATCTACCTCACAAACCACTTTATCACCGGTGGCCGTAAATTCGACCGAATCGACGCTGGTAATATATGGATTCACCATTAAACACTCAATAATAATCCGCTTAATTTCGCTGTACCGCTCCTGCACGCCCATGACTTTGCCAATAAATGGCTTTACTTCGATGCCATACTGCCAACTGTAGGCAAGGTATTGATACCGTTCCGTCTGCAGAGCTTTATATACCCACACTTTTACGGCTTCCACACCCTCGACCATGATATGTTGTCCATTCCCGTTGTATAGGAAACAGTTTTTCTCGAAATCCCAAGCATATTCCCGACACATTGACAGATTATCTTCTGTTGCCGTTGTATCCGTCATACCAGACCCGGTCCCTACAAAAGGAAATTCCTCACTCATAGCTTCACCACCTTATCCTCAATGATATACAGCTGTGCATCTTGTCCATATACCGGGATCACACTTACTCTGTCGCCTACTTTTAATGTGTCGGTATAAATGATCGTATCGGTATAATCATTGTTGATATCATGATTATGACTTTCATACGCCGCATCGCCGCTGCCGCCGCCGCGGTTTTGCGTGGCACTAACAATGTGCCCTTTTCCTGTACGTTGATATCCAATGAGCAAATATTCAGAAATATAGACATCCTCTTTGGTAAGTTCGATGTTATTCACCATTACTTTGATATCCGGCGGCGGGGCTGTCACAATACCAATCATAGTGCCCTGTGGTCGTTCTTCCTGCGCTATTCCATGCATGGTATGGACCATATTTGCCATAGATTGCGCTGCGGTTGGTGTATTTTTGGTTCCCATTGTGGATCATCCCCTGCTTGTCTTGATAATCTTAGTCGGTGTCATGCCAACGTCCGTATAATCATGGCTGTGGACAACATGATTTGCGCTACTGCTATTGCCATAATATCCTCCGGAACCATCATAGATAACAACATGGTCGTTATCCCCATAGACAATGCAGTCTCCTTTTTGCAAATTACCGGGATCAAATGATTCTACGGCAATGCCGCTGTCTTGCGCATCGCTTACCATCGTGGGAACGCCGGTCACACCCGCATTGGCTTCTTGTGCCAAAAATGGGCTGTAGTAACTCCCCACTTTGCCAACGGCTTCCGCACAGCCATTTTGACCGTTGTCCATTGTTACGCCGCCCCAAGCCTTATATCCAGCAGTAAGTCCCTTACTGACAGGAAGTTTCCCGGTACCAACGCCGTTCCCATCGCTCCATTCGGTTTCATTCATCAGATTTTCAAATTCGATTTCCAGTCGCATAAAATGCATACCGTTTTCAAAGGTATGCGAATCTGATTTTACCCAAAATTTCCCGGTAAGTTCTGCCTGTATGTCTTTGATTGTAATGGAATACGAGGATTTGACGCGGTAATCTCCTAAAACATCTATCGTTCCAGTGCGTTCCGGTCCTTTTAGCATGGCCTTTACTTTTTCCTGCGTATTAGCTTTCGGACTGGATTTATAGACATCCTGTATCATGCTGTATTTCTTTATCCAGTCTTCATTGGACTGATACCCGGTAACATTGCCCTGTTCATCGGTAATCATAACGACATCGACCAGATTCTCGATACTTTCCTTATAGTTACTGTTTTCCACATTGACATACTGATCCGCTGTGACCTTTTCGATCAATGTTCCCTTTTGTATCACGTCCAGTGCATCGCCATTCATCACAAGATGATACAAGACATCCGGGTCATTTGCGTTGGATTTGGCATTATTGATTTGTTTAGCAGCATCGGTGTAGGCCCGCATAATAATTTGGTACCCGGTCTTTTCGGCCGCAATAAAGCTGACCTGTTTGCCCGTTTCGATGATGTTACCTGTTTTGATACCCATCTCAGCACAGACAGCCTGGGTAATCGCTTCTGGCGTCATATTCGTGAATTTACGCGTAGTCTTCGACCGGCAGAGAATAAACAGATTGTCGTATGCAGTGACCGTAATATTGGATTCCTGCGTATTCTTTTCAATACTGTACACATTGCCTTGAAATTGCAAATTTCCATCTTCATCATATCCATAAACAGTTTCACCATTATTAATTACGTAATTCGGCAAATTATGGTCCCGCGCATCCTGCACATAATCAAATATAAGCTTCCTGGCAACCTGCAGCCGTGCGCCGGACCATGTGATTTTCTTTACCAACTTGGATATATCTGTACCATTGTGTTTGATAATCAATTTTTAATCACCAACTTGCGTAGCTTACTAATATTATTAATTGCCAGGTCTTTTAAATCATTAGATTGCACAATACGACGCCAGTGCGAATATTGGCCATATGATTTTTTGGCCGCATCCAGCACATCAGCCCCTTTTTGTACCAACGTGGCCGACGTAGCTGCCTGTGTATTATCGGCTCGTTCTTTTAGACCTGTTGTACTATCAACCGCTTTATCATTATTGGCTGCTGGCGTATTTAGATCTTTATATTCGGTAAGCCCCAGTGTGTAGTAAATATCCTGACTGCCGTCTTGTTCCCGATAATCAAATGTTTGTATAGCCATCGCCATGTTTACGGGTGTCCCGGTAATAATGACCCGAATCGGTGTTCTTGTCTCTTTCCACTTGATAAGCTGTTGTACACATTCTGCCGGAGATTTAGTATCTCCCACAACAAACGGATAATCATGAATAAGAGCTGGGAAAAAACATTCCAGCGTCAAGGTTTGCAGCTTCGGCATCCCAAAAATTAAGGCTTCACCCACTTGCGTAATACTGACGATTTTATTACCTTGCGCCGTAGACACTTTATAGGTGGCAGGGGTAACAGGCAGTATCAACTTGTCTGTATCATGTGTCAGAATAACCTGCCGATACGCTCCGCCTGTACCCCCGCTTAATGCCGCCGACAATATTTCTATGACATTACTTAGCGCGCCCAGTCCCATTAGTAATCACCTCCGTAATTCAGGTTTGCCTGTTCCGCCAATTGAAACAATTGATGTGCAATTTTATCAATATCGGCTTCTTCCCTAACCACAAAGGTATTGCCAGTAAAAAGAATGCCACCGGATGAATTTCTGCTGCGTCCCATCTGCTGTTCAATAATCCGCTGTGTTGTAGCGGCCGGGTAGATACGGCTGCCTTGTGGTAGATCCACGATTTCGCCGCCGTGCTCATTGATCTGTGTAAGGCCCCCTTCAAAATAGGACGAGCCTGTCGCATGTCCACTAAGACCTGTGATTTTTGACCCTCTGTTCTGTACATAACTTACGTTATTAGATATCCAGCCCCAGGCACTAGAGCCCCTGCTTTTAATAGGTTCCCATACATTTTCATTGAACCAGTCTGCAAGCCCGCCGAACGCACTTTTAATAGATCCTACAGCTTCACTAAAACTGTTTTCAATCGCAGTAACCGGCCCAGATACAGAGGATGTAATAGGCTGCCATACGTTGGAATCAAACCAATCGGCAGCCGTGCTAAAAGCACCCGTAACAGAATCCCAACAAGATTTGGCTACATCTGTTATGCCAGACCAACAAGAACTGGCAAAATCTGCAATGGGCTGCCATACATTGGAATCAATCCAATTAACAGCAGCATCCCAATATGGCTCAATCGCATCCCAAACAACAGCCCCAATGCCAACAATAAAATTCAATGCTCCTATGGCATCATTTTTTATCGGCTCCCATATATTACTGCTAAACCATGACGATATTGCGCCCCAAGTATCCGATAGCGATTGAACAGCGGTAGCAGCCCCATTTTTTATCCAATCCCACGTCTCGGACGCCCCTTTTTTAATGGCGTCCCATTTGCTGGAAAGATCAATAGCGTTAGCAACCGTTTCTCCCAATGCACTGCCCCCAAAATACCCGGCAGCGCCTCCCGCAATCCCTCCTATCGCGCCCCCGACCGCTGTCCCTGCGGGGCCAAAAATAGATCCAATAGCCGCACCACTCATCGCCCCCAATTTGCCGCCGGCCCACATACCACCAAGCCCGCCAATGGCACTTGCAGCAGCTGTCCCGCGCTGTCCTTCCGGTGCATATGCCACATCCAGCGCGCTGCTTCCCAGTGCAAGGACTGTCCCGATAATGGGTGCCCGCCCTAGCAACTTACTCCATCGGGAAGAGGCTTTAGGAATAGAGGTGCCCGTGGGCATTGGTTTCTGTTTCATTGGTTTTCCATCCGGACCCAGTATGGTCGTACCGTTTCCTGACGCAGATTTCAGCCCGTTTACGATGACGGTTTGCGCATTTACAATCATTTCCCGCGCCATACCAGCTGCATCACCTATACCACCACCCAGTTTTGTGCCACCTAGTCCTGTGACGGCATCTTTCGCTTTGAGCGCCAATTTCGTAATCTTATAGAGACCGGCTGCTAACACACCACCGGCCAACACGGAACCCACGCCATCAAATTCCAGAAATTTATTTTTTAAATCATTGATACCTTTACCGGCAATCTTAAATACATCCGAAAAATCGAATCCATCTTTAATGACCGTTCCGGCATATTGCACAACATCCGTCAGTTCTGTAATAAATCCGCGCAAACCAAAACTATTATGACTATCCATTAATGTATCTTGAAAATTTTCCCATGCGCCGGATAACTGTTCAATATCTCCTTTGAGATTATCCATCCGAGCAATGGCGACGTCTTTTGCCGTGACTTTATTCATTTCCTGAAACATGTTAGTTACACCGTCTGCACCTTCACGCAGCAGGATCATGCCGCCACGAATAGCGTCTGAACCGAACATGTCATACAACGTGCTTAACTGTTCCTCTTTCGTCATATCCTTCATGCGATTGTTCAAAAGACCGGCAATATCAGCCAATGATTTCATATTCCCTGCGGCATCGAAAAAGGCAGACGAGCCGCTTTCTGTAAGCAGATTCAGCTTTTCAAATGCTGCAACAGCCGTTTTTCCTTTGGGTACTAGGTTAGATAGCATTGTTTTTAAGCTTGTACCAGCATCCGATCCTTTGAGTCCGTTTTGCGCAAATACGGCAAGGGCAGTGTTTGTATCATCAAAACTCATGCCCGCGCCAGCAGCAACAGCAGAACATGCTGCTAAAGAATACTTCAATTCTCCTACACTCGTTGCACTGGCATTAGCCGCCCCCGCAAGAGTATCAGCTGCATGTGTTGCGTCATCTACCTTAAAGGCGTTCATGGCCGTGCTCATGATTTCAGCGGCATCCGGTAGTGCAATATCACCGGCAACCGCCAAATTCAAGGCAGCTTCAGAGGCATCTCCTAATACATCTTTGATATCCACGCCGGCTTTCAGGAGTTCGGCCATGCCTTTGGCTACTTCTGTATTGCCAAATACGGTAGCTTGTCCTAATTCCATAGCCTTTTCTTTTACCTGATCCATGGCCGCTGCATCTAACCCCGTAAGGGCTTTGATTTCCGACAGTTGGGCTTCAAAATCCATATATGTCTTTATGGTGTCGTAGATTCCATACCCGATGCCGGCCGCTCCTGCCATCTGCAGACTGGTACCCATGAGCATACCGCCGGCCATATTAGACATGCCGTTTGATAATTTTCCACCCATACCGCCGTCTTTTGCCATGTTATTTTTGACATTGATCATGGCCGTATAGGTTTTACCTTTGAATTGATTTAATTCTTCCTGCACTCGCTTGATTTTAGAGGTAGCCTCGTCCTTAGCTTCCAATCGAGTAGTATAGGTTCCTTTGATACCAGATAAAGATTTTTTAGCCGCTTCCACACCAGATATCAGCATTTTTGCAGACGCACCTGTTTTTTCAAAAGATGCAGCGGCAGACTGCAGACTGGAAGGTACCCCTTGCGCTGATTCTTTTAAATTCTTTAATCCTTTTCGTGCCTCGTTTACCGTACCGGTTAACTTATCCTTCAGTTCCAGTGTGGCACTAAGTACATATCCGTTCATGGCTGCCTCCTTCCTGTCGCAATCCACGCCGCTATATCATATTGCCGTTTAAGTTCCAATTCCATTGCTGCATGACAGAATAGTTTTTCTGTCTCAGATAAGGAAAAGAAATAATTTAATGGATGTCCCCGGAGAACCAGAAAAGCGGCCGTAGCCGCTTCCCAGTTCTCGTTAATTAGTTTTTTACTTCTTCATGCACCGCAGTTTTAATATCCTTGCCATAACCGGCACATTCCATAATTTTCTTCGAAACACCCACAACTTCCCCAGGATCAAACAATGCGTCCACAATATCTGTCGGTTCCGTACATCCATACGCTTGCTGCAAAGATGCATCTTTAAGATTCGGTGCAGTCACTAAATTTAAAATCATATATTTATCACTTTCACCTGACTCTTCTAACTTAGACGCCTCCAACACAAATGACCGGGTAGGCTTTTTAACGGTAATCGTTCCAATAGAAGTATCTAAGTCATACGTTTCCTGTTTCTGTGCCTGAATCTGATCTTTTTTATTAATTAAATCTTGAATACTTACTGCTGCCATATTCTCATTCCTCCTAAATAAACAACTATTACGAAATTGTTTCCATAAACGATGCATCTTCCGGTGTAAAACCGAACGGAAATTCTTTTTCAACTACTTTTCCTTTTTCAAAATTCATAATCGCCAGCTCGTTAAACCAAACATTATCAATACTGCACCGTTCTTTCTGCTTATCCACTGCATCCGGATCCTCAATTAATCCAACAAATGTTGCCCGCGGATCCTGTCCAGACTTCCAAGCTTCAAGATAAGCACTAATATTACGATTGATAACACTTTTTATAGTAATTGTGCCTTCTCCCTTGAGGGATACGATCTTACTATCAACGCTATTGCCAATAATAACATCTTCACGGTTAGCCGTTACCTTACATTCAAATTTTTCAATTTCAAAAAGCAGTTCATTATCCCACCATACTTTGCCGTGGCTTCCATTCCACCGCCGGCGACCACGATAGGTCACATCTTCTGCAGCTCTTGTCATAGTACATTACCTCCTTTCTTACATCGTAAAATCAATATTTAAGTTTTCCATTGCATTTACAAATTTTACGGAACCGGCCAAATAAACAGTATCGCCAGTGTTATATTCTCTAATCTGCTGAGCTGTCATATCGTCTACGTTTGCTCCTTTAAGGATGGCATAATTTCGTTGATATGTTTCATTAATATCTACCGAATTGCCCGCATCCTTATCCAGTACATTTCCCTCAATTTCAGAAAAATAAACAAGAATAGCAGCAATAAACAACATTTTATGATCATAATCATTGATAACCTTGCCAACGTAGTATTTTTTGAAAGTGTCCCGGATATCATCTGTAACCAAGTCAATGCCTTCAATAATCTTGATATACCGGAAATCTTCCCCTTTGTCGGTTGTAAACGTTGTCAAACTGTTGCAGGCCCTGGCGATTTTCACCCCGTCGCCGTCCTGTTCATCAAACAGCAGCATCTGCCCCTGATCAATCAGTTCATCAATATCTTCATACACTTCCACACTTTCAATTTCGGTCAGTTTAAAATACGTGGCCGATCTGTCAAGTGCCAGTCCTGCCAAAATTCCGGCAATTCGTGCCGTATACTGCAATGCGGTATACGTTGTATATACGGCATTCCCGGATGTATCCGTACTGGTCTGCACATTGATATTCCCTGTACAGAAGTTAACGATCCCTTCATGGTCGGCTGCCTGTGCCGTTAATACCGCCTTAAACGTCTTTTTCTTGTTATTCCGCATGGATTTAATCCAGCTGGCAAGGTCTGCCTGATCCGTACCGCTGGCCATGGGTGCGCACAAATAATTCCACTTGATACTGGTCAACATTTTCAATACATCAGCCTGTGTCTTTGTGGCCGATTCAACCGATGCCGCAGGCAGCGTATACAACAAAATTTTGAGCGGAGTCCCGTCCAAACATTTTTCGATCAGATCCTGCGCATCCTCACTCAACGTACTGGGAATATCCGATACGTCGGCAATCTTATACGTCTGGATCACGTCCGTAGTCTCGCATCGCAAAATCATAGCTACAATGCCGCGGGCAGATCGCTTGATTGCAGTGGTACCCTTTGTCCTGAAATTAATCAGGACTTGCGGCAAGCCAAAGACTTCTGCTTCATTTGCCATTTATAATTCCTCCTCATTCAACTCTTGACCGTTCAGTTCGAGTCCTAACTGCTGCATCAGTTCGTACTGAATACCGCCGATTTCTTCGCTTGTGAATGCATCAGCAAAATCAAGATTAAAAATATAATGCAGTATTTCATCAAAAAATGTGGTTTCTGCTTCCAACACCGTAATATATCGGTCTTCAATCCGGAATACTGGCCGAAACATTACCTCCATGCTGTCAGCCATATCATATAGTATGTTTCGGTCTGCACGACCATATTTATCGAGCAGAGGGATAAACTGAATATCTATCTGAATAATTCGCTCGCTGATAATGCGATCCCACGTGTTTGCGGTTGGACGCATCTCGACATAAAAATAAGGTGCATCTGATTTTTCCACGTTATCAAAATGTACCTTATAATCCGGGTATTTAGTTTTTAGTACCGCTATGATCGTTGCTTTTATTGTTCGTAATGTAATCATTTCAGCAGCTCTTTCAACATAGTGTCCGCATTTGCCTTAAATGATTTTCCGGTTTGCAGCATACCGAGGTGCAACATTTTTTTGCCGGGAATGATCTTATTCGTCATCCCGCCTTTTTTAGCCCGAACCCGATGACCATATTCCACATGAGCCGCATATTTCGTATTATTGTACACACGCACAACTCCACCAACAGCAGTTGTACGGTGCCATGCGTTTTTTAGCTGACCGGTATCTGTCGGGGTATTATCTTTTGTCTTTCCGAGCAGTATCTCTGCCTGCTGCGCTGCAAATTGATTGCGTTTCACAGTGCCGGACTGCGCTAATTCGGACAACTTATCATTCAATTCCTCAAATCCCGAAAAAGATATGTTCATTAGGCTTCCTCCCTTCGCCGAACGGATATTTCTTGATGATCTTCATAACAAAATGGCTGGGCAGCGTATAGGACAAATGTCTGGTCCTCATGGCAAACAGTCATAATATCGTTTGGCAACACTTTGTACTTCGGATCCATGCAAAGCCGTAAATCAGTCCGCAGTTTAAAAGCTCTGTCTTCCTGATTCGATTCTAATTCTTTACCATACTGAGACAATTTACAGGGAATATTGACATATACATCGACCGGCTTGTATCCATCAGCACCTTCTTCATCAATGGTAGGCATCTGCCTGGTTACCGTAACAGTATCCGTATACATGATGCTGGACAATAAGTCTTTCAAGTATGTATTTTGTATCATGGCCATACAACCTTTCGCCATCGATTCAATTTGGGTTTAATACTATCAAAATCAGCATCACTTAAAATCCCTGCAGCATTGGTCGCATTTACTGCCCATTCATAGGTAGTGTCATTCTGCTGCAATCTCTTGAGAGGACCCGGAGCACCGGCAGCAGCTTTCACTTCATCATCAATACGTTTGCAAATGAGATCGGCAACGGTATATACCAAACTAGGCGGAAAATCATCACGATGACAATAGTCTAAAATATCTACTACCAACTTTTCAGCAAAAAAGGTAAGGCTAGCCGTATCTGTGACTTGCTGGGCTTTCCTGATCTGCACTTTTTCAATAATAGCTTGTACGGCTTCATCTTGTGTCATCGTGTTATTTCTCCTTTCGCCACTGTTTAAGCGTCATTGTCTGATCTACATAAATAGCGTGCCAATCATCATATGTCATATTGGCCGGTACATGAATGCTTTTATTATTGCTGTTTTTGGCAATCCGGGTACCGCTGCCGTCTGCATGATCACTTAAACTGCCAAATATTGTAGATCTGCAGTTCGGATGCAACGGTGGCATATTTGTTCCCGGCTGTGCGTCTTTTACTAAGTACACATGCCGATCATGGGCCCGGCAAATTTGCGATGTACGGCGGTCCAGCGTTGCAATGAACGTATAGTACTTCATGCCGGATTCGGCGATGCTGTCTATAGCAGCCTGATTCTGTACATAATTCAATTCTGTCCGAACCAACCGTGTCGCATTACTGATACTTACATCCATACGCTGCGTAACTACCTTTGCTATTTTCTGCAAACTTTCACCACGATGTATTGCCGTGACCATTTCATCCTGCAGCAACCGATTCAGCTTCTGCGTATTTTTCCATACCCGTTCGCTATAATTTTTTCCGCTCCATGGCGTTCGCAATACCTGTTCAACATCTTTAGGAATCACCTGCGCCACTGGATTCGTGATTTTCCACTTTTGACCAATATCGTACAAACCATGATAATAATTATCTGTATACGCATCAGTCAAAAAATGATCCATCTGTCCTATAGCAGTGCGTCCAAGCGTATCGAGTTCCATGAGCGTATCGCTATACAGTTTATCCAGTCGAGATATGCGACTACGCATGGCCAACGTATTTAATTCCCGCAACAATCCTTTGTCGTTAGTCTTTTGGATCATAGCAACATACTGCTGCAGGCCCATCCGCCATGTTCGATACTCTGCCCCCATTAAGAGTTTCCGGGCATCTGCTATAGTAAGCTGATTGTCCTTGGCATATCGGCCATACAGCGCCGCTATCTCAGTCTGAATCTTACCCAATGCATCTCGATAGGCCTTGGATAATTCCATTTCAACAGTATTCTGACTCTTTTTGTGCCATGCCAGCTCCCGCTCTTCTGCACGTTGAGCCCAGTATTCTTCACTGTTCATGGTCTACTCCTTACGCGATTTTATGCTTAATAGCAACCATGCGAATTTGCTTAGGCTCGTATACGCGTTTCCAGTTAGTAGCATCTGCCAATTCCGCCCGCGTAGGTGATTCCACATTTTCACGCTTAGCATTCTGCCATGCGATTCCACGAGGATGCATGATAAAACAATGGCGATTATAAAGCATATTTACACCGGCACCTACATCCGGATCCCGCCGAGTTTCAGTCTGTACAAAATCAACCGGAGATCCTTCACCAAATGCAACGGCTCCCTGCCCGAAAATATACGTCGTATATACCCCAGAAGTCACAGGACAACCATCATCGACAATAACGCGTCTCCCCTGATATGCCGAAAATTCCACATCCGAAGAATCACGTTCTGTAGTAATAAGGTTTTGCTGTTTGAGGTAGGTTTTAGTTGCCGAATGCATCGCTACGGCCGTCAGCTGATCTTGTGCATCACCTAACAGCTGCAAGGCATTCATGAACGCCAAGGCGGAAATATTAGCAGCTTTCCCTGTACCAGAAGAAATATCAAGTACATGATCTTCCATTGTCGCCGCTGCAAAGACACCAGTTAACAGATTAATAAGTTCTTTCTGATATTGCCGAGCCCAGTATCTTGATACTAAATCACCAATAGCACGCATCGGATCAGATCCGGCAAGTGCACCAGAAAGGTCTGTTGCCGACCACTTCTGCTGACGCATAATGGTTGTCGATACGTCTTTATTCGATGTAATTTTCTGAAAATCAATTGTTTTCCCTTCGACGATATTTTGTGCCTCACCGGTAAGATCTTCAAAGAAAGGCATATTGTGAGTACGTGCAGCCTCACTGGCAAGTTTTGTAAATTCAGGGCTTGTTGTGATAATCCCGGAATTAAAGAGAGCCGAAAGCTCCATGGTACGATTGACTACATACGGATTAAAAAGTTCAGGGACAATAACGTCCACTAGTGTAGTTCCTGGCATATTTCATCACTCCTTTAGATAGTTACCCCCGCTGCCGCGGCCAACGACCGTGCCTGTTCGGGGTTTTCTTTTAATAATTTCCCTTGTTCTGTCAAATTGAATGAATCTTTTGCAAATGGATTTTTTCCTGCACCGCCAGAACCGCCCGCCGGATCATACTTAGGCGGCTTACCATCATTTTTGAATAAGAACGGCTTACTTTCTACCAGTGCTTTTAATTGTTCATCTAACCCGGTCACTTTTCCATCTTGGCCAAGGATGAGTTTTTCTTTATCAAACAGTCCAGATACGATATCCACATCCTGCGCTTTATCCGCTATGGCTAATTTAATAGCATTGGTAAACTGCAGTTCCTTCATTTTAGTTTCTGCCTCGGTTTTCTGTACTGCATTGGTATCCTGAAGCTGTTTAATCTGTTTTTTCAGGGATTCCATATCCCCTTTACTGTTTTTCAGCGTATCCAACTGTTTATCCCGGTCGGCAATTTGTCCGGTAAGCGTTTTCTTTTCTTCATTGACTTCATTAAAACGCGACTTGGTGACATACTCCCCGTCCAAATACCCTTTAAGAGCCGTAACGGCTGCCGGCCGCTGATCTTCTGCAATTCCTAACTTTTGTGCCACAAATTCTTCAATTGTCATGCTATATTCCTCCTAATTTTCCGGTTTTTACCGAGGTTACCTGCCTCGAATAGAATTTTATGTTCCCGATGGTGTCGATGTACCTGTACTATACTCCGTATTCGTCAGGCAGCAGGTTTGAATGATACGGACAATCTCATATTCCGTATGGTCAGCAACGGCAGTAATAGGAAAATCCTTGCCAAACTGCTTAACATACGCAATCAGCCATTTATACATTCCCTTCACCCCCTTTATTGCCAGTTGGATCATGCAAATCGCCATCATAGGAATCCAATTGCGCCTCTTTATCTTTCTGCTCCTTCTGCAGCTGCTTTTCCTCATCTTCCGCATTTTCTACAAAGGGATGATGTTTCAGGATAGTTTTTCGAGATACGATTCCGTCTGATTGAGCACACATTGCCACTAATTCAGCATCATTACGGATACTGGTACGTGTCCATGTTTGAATAATCGTGCCACAGTCCCGTTTATTTACCTTACAAATAGCGCGTATCAGTTGATTAAAGCCAAGGCGGAATTCCGTTTCCATTAATCCTGCTTTGAGTTCTAACAAAGCATATAAAAATTTCATTGCTTCGCCGCTGGTAGCGTCCAAGCCTTGTTGTTGTGGATCAATGCCCTGTCCCATGTCAAAAATCGCCTTACGTGTAATTTCAAGCATTTTATCTCGAGCTTCCACCGGGATATCAATCGTAAGTGTCGACACACCGCTTTTATCGCCGGCTCCATCACTGTCTGTACAGATAGCTTTATAATATTTGAGGTCTTTCAAAAACTTATTTAGCTCGCCACTTTCACCGGCACCACCATAATTTGTCAAAACAAAAATGACCTCTTGTATATCTTCGAGGTCATCCATAAAACCGCTATAGGTTTTGTCATAAGCATCAACAAGTGCTTTGACACGATCTAAATCACTACTGGGTATAGAATTGTTAAAAAACGGGATAAACGGCACCGCACCAAAATCATGGTGCATAACGTTGTTCGAATCGGATAATCCAGCTTCATAAAAATCAGTAAAACAAGGATAGTCCATTAGGCCTGTTGTAATTTCATCTGCAGCTCGTTTACGGAAAGCCTGGCACTCTGTATCTGTCCAGTACTCATATACATCGTAAGTATCGCCTGTATCTGCATCAATATCCTTATACACACGAAGTACAGCAAGTAATTTTTGATCTAGTTTTTTAGACCATACCGGAATAATTTGCATGGAAGGTACGACGCCATATTGAAACCCACTTTCTGGATCCATCCAATAATGCAGCCATGCAATCCTTGCGTTACTGGCATTCACACATAATAGTTTTGCTTTTTTCGCCCACCCATCCCCTAATGCATTGGCAATAACTTGGTTCATTTCATCGTTTTTCACATCAAAAAGAGGCGGCGTTGTAAACATGTAGGCAGCCTTTTGATCTACTAGCAATTCATAAAAGCTATGGGGGATACGGTTGTCTGCATTCCGCAATGGATTAACAACTTCAGATGTTTCGCTTCCTGGCTTCGTCTTTGGTTTGCGGAACAAAATATCATTCCGTACCCGATAATACCGTTCTGCAATTTCGGCACTGGAAATAAACTCGGCATGCCCTTCTATATATTGAGTTATTAACTTCTTTGCTGCATCCAAATTCAACGGTACTCACCTCATTTCATAATGCGTAACCGGCTGCGGGCCATTTCTTTTTCCATGGCATACCGGATATCATCAATCGCATGGTTGTTTTTATCCGGATAGGCACTAATAAACTGACCGTCCTTATTGCGCTCGTACTCATAATTGACAAACTCCTTATAGGTATTGGGACAGCGCTGCTTATCAATATAAATATGTGCCCGTTCCTGCAGCCATTTCATACCATGCTCCACACTGTCCGGGCCTTTTCTGGCTCCCGTGATATTTGAGCCAAACCCGCGCATTTCTACAATGCTTTTAGGTTCAGCCGAATCAGCAATGATGCGGCAAGAGTTATATTTCTGTTTAATCATTTCAGCTGCCCGCTTATTTGTCAGCTTCTGTTGATACAGTTCGTCAAATATATACAAATCTTCGTGTTTTGCATCATAGTGCATCGCATTAAATGCCAACGGATCCACCGCAAAGCCGAAATCCAACCCATAATGCCGCCGGTCAAACTGTGCGATCATGTCGTCACTCATACGCAAGTCTGATACGTTTTCAAACACAGCCCCGCCGGTGCCGGTGACTTCGCCCAGGTATTCATGCTTGTACAGCACTTCATTCTTAGCTTTGAGCTTTTCGGCTTCCAGGATGAACTGATCGCCTAACCACGCTTTAGGCACGTCTAAATATGTAGAATGATGTACTAGCCGGTCTGGATCATCAAAGAGTATTTCTTCATTCACCCAGTTGTTTTGGCTTTTCGGCGGATTGTACGTACAAAACACCCAGTATTCTTCGCCACCACGCAGCAGAGATTGAAACAAATTCCGGATTTCTTCCATTCCGCTGAATTGATCCAATTCTTCTAACCACACAATCCCCACATACCCAAACGGCAGCTTAATGGACTTGACTTTGGTCGGATCATCTACCCCAAAGAACAAAATCTTCTGTCCGGTTGCCTTATACGTGATTTCATGCGGCGACGTTTTGAAGCGGAAACGGTCAGCAACACCCAACTGATCAATACCCCATTGTACTTGTGGATATACACTGTTTTTGATGGTATTGCCTACCTTACGCAAGACGACGGCATGGCACTGCGGATGCTGCATCAATAACGTCGGTACTTCAATACCTCCGATAAAGGAAGATTTTGTACTGCCACGGCCCCCAGCCAGCCAATAAAACGTATGCGTATGCTGTTGTATATCCCAGAACACCGGATCAAACGCCGGTGAAATAATATTAGCGATATTTACTTCCATAATCAATCACTTTTCCTATCAAATGTAAATGTAACAGTCTCCTTATCCGGAGCGTCATTTTTAATAGAATCAACTTCAGCCTTAAGCTTTTGAATACGCAGCCGCTGTTCTTCATCTGCCTGTCCGGCCCGGCACATTTCTTCATACTGCTTAATCATATTATTCAGTGTACCCATGGCCCGGGACTGGGCCATTAAAAAAGCAGCCTGCTTATCCCAAGCAAACTGCAGTTCGTACTCCTTTTCCCAAGAATCCGTTTGACCGGAACTTTCTTTTTGACGTTTCAGCACCTTTGTCAAATCATCCTGATCCTTTACATACATGATCTTCTGCGCCCGAATAATGGCAGCATATTTGATACAGATATTATCCCAAAGGATATCTATAGGCGATTTCTTTTCTATAGCCTGCACCAGCTCCGCCGTTTCCGGTGGCAGGTACTTAGCAAATAGGCCATGCGTGACGGCCTTCTGATTATGTTCTGGCCCTCCTGGCCCGCCTCGATTTCCAACTGCATTTGCATTACAAAAGGGTGCACCCTTTTTCGCTCTGGGTGCACCCTTTTTCTGCAACTTTCGCTGCCAATTATTTCGTTGTTTCCACGACTTTACCGTGTTCATAGAAATGCCGTATTTATCAGCAATTTCCTTATATTTCATGCCGTTGACGTAATCAGCATGAGCTTGCACTTTTACGTCCATTACATACTCACCACCGCCTCATTGTGTTGGTTTTGAAATTGGCAACAAAAAAGCACTCATCGCTGAGTGCTAGAAATAAATATCTCAATTATTTATTATCTTATCAATTTCCAAATTTATTTTTTCTAGCTCTTTATTTTTCACATGCCACTTATTCTTTAAAACATCAAAAGCATAAATATTTTTAATATAATTTCCCTTCTTGACATCCGGTAAGCTTTTTATATTTATTTTTTCTATCGTATATTCAGATTCGTGCAATACTTTTGGCAATATATTACAAACACAAAATCCCTCAATACCATCTTCCATTGTTATTCCAAGATGAACGACATGAATTGGTATAGAACAAGAATTAGTAATAGTTACATAAATATTTTTTTCTCCTACTACATCTCCTGAAACGGGAACCATCACACTTGCATTAATATTTAACTTTCTTCTATTGTTAAACCATTGCAAAAGAAATGTAAGGACAGAACCTATAATAACTCCAATGATAGTAAATGCTCCCGTAATAAACGAACCATAAAATTTTTCCTCTTCTTTTATGATACCTAAAAAAACTTACACACTTAACTTGACAAACCCCCATAAAATATCACCTCTTTACAAGGATGATACCATAAAAGCCACCGGATTCATACCGATGGCTTTGTTGTCTTGTATTCAGTTTTCTACAATGTCATTATACCACAAGTTTCCTGTCCAAACCTGCTACAATTCTGCTATAAATCTGCCCAAATCTGCTACAAGAAAAAAGTTATCCACAATCATCAAGACATTAATGATTACTATCCATTCTGTCTAACATTAATTTTCCAATTATAGATTGAAAAAAAGGTTTAATGATTTCCCATTCCATATTTTTATTATCTATCGTTGAAAATATGATAGATTTTTTCCCATCGTCTTTTTCATCGTCTTTTTTTTCGTCTTTATAACCCCAATCAATTATCTGGCAATCAAATAAGAACTGTATGGCTTCGTTATAATTTTTATCCTTCATATCCCCACTTAAAAATATTTTATAACATTTTACTATAATGCATTTCTTTACTTCTTCCCACTTTATTACTTCTTCATTTCCAAAATTTTTTAAATTATTTTGAATCTCGGAAATCGAAAATATATAACATAAATTACTTCCAATATATCTTAATTTTTTTTCGTCTTCATCACATGTTCTAGATATCTCTTCCATATTACGAAGTGATGAATCTAATATTTTTTTTATTTTTTTATCACTTTTGCCATATTCATCCCGTATAACAGTTAAGGCTTCTAAAGCTTTCTTTTGCAAATTACATAAATTTCCTGTTTCCAAAAAGATTTCTGTTAAGTCAATAATTTTAAAAGCTCTCCATCCAATATATCTTTCAAAAAAACTATTAATTTTTATTATGGTTTTTAGATCAAATTGATCATTAAAATAAAACGACTCTGTAGAATTTAATAGGTTTTTATTTATATTTTGGATTTGACCTATGATTTCCTCTACCTGCGACGTAGTATAAATCTTGTGATATCTATACAGAAAACGTATATAATTAACAAATCCCGCTAATTGTGTAACAGTATTATATAAATCACTTTTAAATTTTTTCTTATACTGTCTTCGATTAAAAAGATACACCATAACAGATGCCGCTACAGAAAAACAAGCCGCGATAGCTGAATATACTGCTGGTTCCCAAGAACAAACAATGTTCCATATAAAATTAACCATGATATATGATCACCCCAATTGCATTATATCAGAAAAAAAAAATATTTTCACAAAAACATAAATTTCCCCTGCACCGGAATATCCCCAGGCCCAAACATCATGCCGGACAGTACCTTCAATATATTTTCACTGCGCTTCCGGCAGTATCCCTCTGAGCAATGTGCCGCTCGCGCCGTGATATGCCATGAGAAGGCTTCCACATACTTGCTCCATATGATTGCCCTGTCCGTCTCTCCTAAAGCGTCAAGCGACCGATTGAGGCGATTCATGACCGGTTCTATTTGAGTGAGCTCTGCCTGCAGCATCCTGATTTTCTTTCCCATTTCTTCCTTGCTAAAATAGTCCCGTTCCTGTTGGCTTATAGTATCCCCACTGCCACCGGGGGCAAAAGATAGGCTGGGAACCTTGGGCGCAGCACTCAGCGGCAGCCGGGCCTCATAGTCTGCTATATCAGCCTTGATATTGTCTATATAGGTCGTAATCTCCCGGTACCGTGTCAGATATTCTTTTACCGCTGCTGCCTGTTTGTTTAAGTCCATATCCTATCTCCTCCGCTCTCCCTATCTATCGTAATCGTATCGCCTTCCGGTATGCCGCCTCCGCTGCTGATCGGCGTTGCTGGTAGCAATCCCGTTCGTCATTGCACTTCCGGACACGCTGTCCAAACTCGTCCCATATCCAGTGCCATTCATAAGCGCCCAAAAGCCGCCCACAAAATGCGCAGCGGCTCCGGTCGTCATGCCGGCCTTGATTCGTATTTACTTTTATTGACGGCAACTTTTTAGGCTTGCCGCGAATCCTCCTATTTTTTCGGCTCATATCGTTGCCACCTTTACGTAATTTCTACAAAATTGATATCCGGATGCTTGAATAGCAGCAGCTTCCGCCGCAATACATAGTCCCGTGTCTTAAATCCTTTTACTTCAATGACTTCTTTCCTGCCGTTTGCATACAGCACCATAAAATCGGCTTTATACGTAATGGCCCGCTGCTTTTTACCTTTGTACGTAAATGCCGGCTGTAATTCAAATTGGGGCTGCAGCATAATCGTCTTGATTTCCCCGGCTTGCTGTAGAAGCATGAGCCGCTCGTATTCCCGCAGCTCCTTATGGCTATCCCATATATGGCCGTGCTTTTCGATTTTCCGGGCGTGATACTTAGAGCGATTGATAGGCTTGACCGGCCTGTGAATAGAGGCCCTGCGCTGTACATAGGCTTGGTAGTCTTCCTCTGTCCAATTCATGAACGTCCTCCTTACTCATGTATTTTTCCTGTCCGCCGGTTTTTCAACGCGATTCTTCCGATTACCTCAAAACCAGCAATAGAAAGAGTCCGCTTTGCACTTTTGATCGCCTTGTCCATACGACGGGCATCATCAATATCGGCTTGGCTGATTTTAGGCCGCAGCGCTTCATATGGCGTCAAATCCGCATACCCTTCTATGTTTCTCTTATCCATGCCCTCACCTCGATGCAATGTATGCCAAATATCCTACCGTGATCCAAAATCCTATACACCATACAATGATCACACGCCATACGATGGCTCTTGTTCTGTTCATTTCTTACGCTCCTTTTAATCGTTCATTTTCCCCCTCGACCTTTAGGCCATATGGTTCAACCATTTCAAATATTCGGCTGCCGATTGCCCCATCCACTTTTGAAATATCCCCTACCGTGTATTCACTACTAAAAAATGTGGTAGCATGGTTGAGATACCGGGCATTGATAATATCAAACATCACTTTCAAATCGTCCTGGTCAATATTAACTAAACGGCCATTTTGCACCTTCCCGGAAAATTTAAAAAGATCATCAATATACAAATTTTTACAGGTTTTCCATTTTTCTATCTGCTTACCGTATTCAGCAGTAAAAGATCTCATGCTTTTAATCAATTCTGGCATTTCTGCCCGATACGAAAAATAATAATGTGGTTCATCGTATTTCCGTGTCAAACTCTGGCAAATAGCAATGCATATATGCGTCTTTCCCATTCCGGAACTGCCAAATACGCCAAAACCATGCCCATTGGTTACGTGTTCATGTAAATATTTCTCCGCAAGTGCTTTCATTCTGGCACTCATTTCACTTCTACCGCCGTCAAAGCTGGCAAGAGTATATCTGTCATAATCTTGTGGTGAAACCCCACTGTGCCGTAATCGGCGTGCAATTTTCCGTCGTTCATAGCATAAAGGGCAAGGTTCCATTATTTCATATCCTTCAGGATGCACGCCTTCAATGTATCCGGTATTACCACATTTTTCACATTTGATTCCATCCGGCGGTGTAGACAACGTCCGTACTGCATTTGGTCGAACCTGATTCATTTCCGATTGAGACAAATGATGAATATATCCTACTTTTTGCAGTATCCGTTCCTTATCTGTTATTGCTTTTTGCATGATTTTTTTCACCTCACATCAAAAATCAATCTTATCGTATTGGCTTATTTCCATATGATTCCCATTGTCTGGATCAAATCCGGATGGATCATCATACCCATTCTCCTGCCAGCGTCGCAGAATACCGCCAATATATCCAATATTCATCAGTCCCCGTAGTACAGCCCGTTCAATAGCTTTTAGACATGCATCTAGTCCATAAGTTTTCAACAAATCCAGTAATTTATCTTTTTCAATATCATTGGCAATTGGGTGAACATTATTTTGATAAGACTTAACCAGTTTTCCAAAGTCGGCAGCCGTTTTTTTCGTACTGCTGCTACTTTCCTCTACTTTACTTTCCTTTACTTTACTTTGTGTATTATCGTCCTCATTAATGGAGTTATTGCATGCATTAATGAGGTTGTTGTATGCAGAAACGTTTATAAGCAGAAATCTTGCGTCGTAACGGACTGCACTTCTGCGGGTTACTGCATCAAAAAAACGATGTTGTATTCCTTCTGAAGTTAGTACGCTGTGTTTTTGAAACATATTGGCGTTAAAGAAATCCACCTGCACCGCCTTATCGACAGTCGCGGTAACTGCGCCCTCACTAACCCCAAGTTCGTCAGCAATTAGAAAAGGCATATCGTTGCCCCACCGAAGGAAATACCCGTCATTGCGATAGATATTAGCCAGCAGGCTGATTAGCACCGGGATGGATTGTATTCCGCACGCTCTCATTATTCTACGTATCTTTACGTCCTGCAAAAAACCGACATCTAAAGGAAAATAATCCAATCCTTGCTTTATCGGCCTTGCCATAGCATCACCACCTTATAGGGACTGGGGAGCAGCCTCTGCCACTCCCCGCGTCACCAAAACTTATAAATTCAGTGATGCTTCCAAAATCTTGTCATCTTCCGACTGCGGTTGGTCGCCGTGATCAGCCGGCAGTACTTCCCCGGTTTCCATATCAATCGTTTGCTTAGGTGTCAAATCTTCATCGTCAAACTGCCCTTGTGCAATAGCCGTAGCAGCCGCAATTGTTGAGGAATCTGCCGTTTGATAATTGACCGACATGATACCCCATTTACCGATTAATTTCCGAAATACGGTTTTGCAGGCCATTGAATCGTAATCTTCCCGCCAGACTTTGCCCATATACTGACCTTTCCGGAATTTCTTTTCGTGCTGCTCAATCTGCTTTTTTGTCATGTAAATCGTTTTCTCCATGCCGTTGATCAGCTGGAAATATCCGCAATACCCAATAATGGCCCGCTTTTCTCGCTCGTCATCATCTTCAATGAAATCAAATTCGATTTCTTCCGTAAGACGGTTATAAGACTTCAATTCGCCGTCCCGAACATCAATGACATTGATTTTTTTATAGGCTCCGGAACGCAAAGCTAACTGATTCATCCCCTTATATCCCATAATAAAGGTCGCCTCATATCGGGATGAACCATCCTTCTGTTTGTTTTTAAAGGGAACGATATACGCATATCCCAAGCCCGGATCAATAGGTAAATCATAGGCCGCTGCTTTCAATGCGGCCTGAATGATTGTGATCGGTGCATCATAAAATACATGCTGTAAATTAGAATCTCCATTCATCATGGCCACAAGAGAGCCGATAAACTGCGGCACCCGTTTTCCTAACAACTCATTAAACCGCTTCTGATACCCGTCTTTACTCAACATCACATTAAATAACGCTGCAATATTCTTCTGAGTTCCATTTGTTTCTGCTGAATGATTTTTACTGGCAACAATAACGCCGCCTTTAACATTTGCCATAATATAAAACCTCCCTTATTTATACCTGAAATCCCTCTGGATACGTTGTCTGTAACGGGCGATATTCTTTATTTCCGTCAATTTCACGCTTGCCACATTCCTTGCAAGGTAATTCTGGAATGACGTTCTTATGATAATTTGCATCGTCATATCCTTTTATCTTTTCCTCATGCCCACAAAAGGGACATATAAATTCTGCTTCAAAATCTCTTCTATTTTGCCAAATAATTTTTTTTATCCTCATATTAATTTTCTCCCTATACCCGTAATACACGTGTCGGTTTACCGACTTTTTTATATTGATCGAAAATATCCGGTAGTTCTGACTTTAATTTTTTACTGTCCAGCGTGACACGGCCATTCTGCAGCTTCCATGTCACTTTACGTTCACCGGCATAGCCGATTTCATTATCACCCAGCAGCAGACAAAGTTTGTTTTCCGCTTCTTTCAAACTCGTTTCAACGATTTTCTTCTCTGTTTTATATGTATCAATCAAACTCAACAAATCCTCCGATTCGGGCGGTAAATCCACTGCTTCCAACTGTCCACCGGGAAACCGTTCTTTAAGAGCCGATTCGCAGCTTTTAGAGCCATCCACCGGCGGTATTTCGTCTCCCAGGACGTACCGAGTCCAAAAGGCCAATTCATCTTCCCGGAGTGCCCGGATATCTTTCTCGTTTCGGGGTATTTCCTTCCATACAAAATGATTTCCACCGATAAGGCAGGCAATATACCACGTTTCACACCCGGTCACCATCATATAGTGCTGGCACTGCACGTAGTATTGCGTCGGAACTTGATCATCTACCCATTCCTTGGCAACAAAACCGTTCGCCGTTTTGCATTCTAAGCCGGCATTTTCACCAACAATCATACGATCCACATTAGCCAAAATGTACGGATAGTCTGCGCTCTGCAGCATCCCCTGTTTGCGGACCTTCTTCCCTGTTACTTCACAAAACCGATCTGCTACCGCCTGTTCAAGGACCGTCCCCCAGTAGACATATTCATTGTCACTGAGATCTTCCGGCTGCACTTGCCCGGTCTTTTCCATCCACACCTGAAAAGGTGATTTCCATCGGCTCAGCCCGATTACGGCTGCTGCGTCGCTGCCACCAATCCCCGCAGTCCGCATTTTTAGCCAGTTTTCATGATTTTTCATTTCTTCAACGGTCATAATCAATTTAGCGTCCATGTCTGCTGTCCTCCTCCACTACATCCCAATGTTTATCCAAAAATGCGATAACCCAGGTTAGTACTTTTTCTTCCTTCTGGTGCCGTTCCATCGTGGCCCGATTGCGCAAATCATATAATGTAACCATATTCTTCTGTTCTTGCGTCATTGTCTTCTCCTATTTTCTATGCTATACTTTACGCATAACCTTTTTAAAAATCATTTTTCACCTCTAGGGTCTTACGGTGGCAGCCGTAAGACTCTTTTTTGTTTGCTTACATCGCTGTAATTTAATGGCCATACTAGCCGATATCAGACTTTCCAATCTTGTACAGTAGCGGTTGTACTCATCCGCTTCCTCTTTAGCAATAACATCATCCGCACATATTGTTTCAAGAGAATCATAAGCATTGCATACATTCCGGAGATTAACCCGAAGCTGCATCGCACTTGATGCAATCCCTGATAACTGAACCTTTGGCAATAGTAGCTGTCCTGTTGCCGATGCTGTTGATAAATAGGCATATCCTAGATATTTAGACCCATAAACCTGCATCATCTTTGCCACGACCTCATCGCAAGGAAGTATCTCTCCTGCCTCGTAGTAAACAAGTACTCTCCTGGAAAGACCCAGTGCTTCTGCTGCACATTCTTGAGTCAAATGCGCATTTTTGCGAGCTAAACTAATTGCTTGTGCGAAGTCCCCTTTCATGGACATTTTTCTCACCTCCTGTAAAATAAAAGAGTAATTAAAAATGTATAATCAGTTGTTGTCCTGGCTGAATTACCGCATCTCGATCAATGTCATTGTCTTCCATGATCTGATAGTAAAATTTACGGATATCGGCATTTTTATCAACGAACTGTGTAGAAATACTCCACAGCGTATCGCCTTCATGTACGGTGTAAGAAGCTGCTTTAACTTCTGCACCATTGATCTGTCCTACATAGATTCCAATAGCACTTGCCAGTAAAAATGCAACAAATATTAGTTTTTTACTTCGAACCCGCAGCATTTTTTTTGATTTGTCGACTACTTTACGCCGACAAGTAATCCTGTCGTACTGATAGACTACCTGCTTCTTCATGTTGCACATCTCCTTTTAAGTTCATCAAGGCTAATGCCAAGATATTCTGCAAGCTGGTTCGGATTAATAAAATAGTCAAACCGGGAACTTCCTTTTTGTTTCATGGCAATTCCAAACGGCAATAGATTCCGCTGAACACCGATGCGAACGAACTGCGGACCTTTGTTCATGATCTTCGCTGCCATAGTAACAGTTATTTTCATAGTCTCACCTCCCCGTAGCGTTAAGCTGCCAATAAATTATGCTATAATCATCTCTGGAAGGAGGTGATTATAATGCCAAAAAATAATAAAGTTACGTCAAGGAAAGCAGCCACAGCTGCTTCTAAAGTTCTCCGCGATGGTCGTACAAGCAAAACATCTAAAACTGCTGCCGGCAGTGCATTAGCTCAACGACCTAGCAAGAAAAAGTAACTTGTTTTCCGGCTCTGGAAGGTATTTACTTTCCAGAGTTTCGCATTTGTATTACTTTCAAGTTATTTAACCTTTTAACAATACTGACCCCATCAGTATCAATGGTGATACATGTGTCATCATTAAGTTCATCACCTAACAATGAGATAATTTCACAAGATAAATCAATTAATTTTTCTTCCACTGCTTTTTCCATCCTCTCGCCTCCTCGTGTTAATATTTTATTTTTGTATCTTTTAAAGATACTTCGTTGGCATAAAAAATATTCTCTATAGTATATCCTAAAATATCAGATACTTTTTTAGCTTCTGCTAAAGTAAACTTAGTCTGCCCTAGTTCTTTTTTATTATAACCTCCTTTGGTTTCTAACCCCATTAATTCTGCCATTTGTTCACAAGTAAGTCCTTTTTTTCTCCTTAGATCTTTTAGCCGTTCAAACATTCTATCACCTCTCATTTATGTATCTTTTTAGGATACATAAAGTATATCTCCATTTATGTATCCTGTCAAGATACATAAATAATATTTTTTAAAATAAATTTCCTATTGAGATACTTTTATTGAGTATCCAATTAAGATACTATATGATATGCATAGATGAGGTGGAAAAA